GCGGCGTCGGCCTTCGACGTGTCGGACTGCATCGACTGGTACACGAGGTCGCTGACGCCTTCCCGAGCGCCGGGTGAAGATGCTCGACCACCGAGGCGAGGCACGGGGTGAACGTGTTGCGGGCCTTCGCCAACTTGACGATCTCGTAGTCGACGAAGAAGTGGTTGTACCCCTCGTGGCAGACGACGCCGGGGCCGTCGAGACTGGCCCCGTACCGGTCGATGTAGGAGCGTCGGACGAAGAAGTGGTCGGCGTGTGAACCGGAAGCGACAGTCCGGTTGCCGGTCCCGTCGGGCGAGTCGTTCGTGCCGATCACGTCGTACCGGTCCGACAACTCCGCCGCTGTCGCCAACCATCCGGGGTGGAAGCGGACGTCGTCACCGCAGACGAACAGCCACGGTTCCGTCGTGTGCTCGTACGCGCAGTTGACTTTCTGTGCGAACGTGTGGCCCCGGTCGGAGATGAGCGGTTCCAACCCGGCGGCCTTGACTGCGGCGATCTGTTCGGTGTCGTCGGGGTCGCAGACGAACACGATCGACACCGGGTCGTCACGGAGCGACGCGACCAGGGGGGCGACGTTCTGCGGCCGCCGCATGGCGGGGATGACGACAGCGACGTCACCGGCCGTCATGGGGGGCCGGTCGAGTTCGGGTGGGTCGCCAGGGTCGAGCGACGCGACGAGGGGTCGCCACGCCTGGTCGTAGATCCGGTCCACGTCGTACTGCTGGGCGAACTGGCGGGCGGTGCGGGCCATCGCCCGCCGGTCCGCGGTGTACGCCGCCTCGAGCGCTTCGACGATGTCGGGAACGGACGCTGTGACGTAGGAGGCGGCTTGGGCGTGGTCCCACAGGGGTTGCCCGCCGACCTTCCACCCGGCCCCGACGAGTTCGGGTTGTGCGGAGAAGTCGGTGACGATCACCGGGGTCCCGCACGCTTGGGCTTCGATCAGGGGGACACAGAACCCTTCACCCTTCGACGGGGCCAACAGGACGTCGAACCGGGAGTAGAGGGCCGCCATGTTCCGGTCGGTGAACCCGTGGAGGATCGCGTACGGGTCGGTGAACTTGATCGCGTGCGGCGGGATCCCTGCGTGCGCCGCGAGGACACGGAGCTTCAACCCGGAGCCCATGCCGTGCTCGTCGGAGTGGACGTACAGGTACGCGTCGGGGTGCTGCTCTTGGAACACAGCGAACGCACGGAACGCCTCGTTGAACCCCTTGCGGTCCATCGGGTCCTTGTTCATCGCGGTCATCCCGACCACGAACGCGTCGTCGGGGACGTCGAGGTACTGCTGCGCGGTGTAGAGGACCCCGTGGTTGTCGAACTCGCGGGTCGGCCGGAACACCGTGGTGTCGACGGTGAGGGGGGCGAGGTGAGCGTCGATCCCGGCGAGCCGCAACTGGTCGGCACCGAACATCGACATCGCCGCGCACCGGGCGTTCGGGTACCGCTTGAAGAACGCCAGGACACCAGGCGGGACAGGGAAGTGGTCGACGGGGGTCCACGCCAGGACGTTGAAGTCGGCGAGGTTCTGGTTGTGCATCACCCACACGTCGGTGCAGATGATGATCCACCCGCCCTTCGGGTCACCGTCGAACCAGTGCAGGGCGTGGGAAGCGATGACGTCGTTCCCGTTCGCCTCGTACCCGCACGGGTAGATCTGGATCCCTTCCCATGTGCGGCCCGTCGCTTGCTGCCCGTACGTGGCGGACACCGCCACCTCGTGGCCGTCGTCGCGGAGACGTCGGGCCAGGTGCGCGATCTGGACCCCGTACCCCGTGTGCGAGGTCGGGGAGTTGCCGTGGATCAAAAACTTCAAGGAGTGCCTCCCGGAGCAGGTGAGGTACGAACTCCCGGAGCAGGGGGTGGGGCGGCGGAGCGAACCCCGCCGCCCCTGTTCCACCTGCTCCGGGTGGCTGGGGGGATCAGGTCCGCTGGTGGATGGTGTTGCCGGCGGCGGTGTCGATCACGTCACCGTCGACTCGCCACTTGCCACGGAACCCGACCTCGTCGGTGTCGAAGTACCGCTCGTCGGACCGCTCGATCACCGGGTTCCCGACGCGGCGCAGGTAGTACGACGCGAAGTCGCCGAACCAGATCGCCTTCGCCGCGGAACCCTGCGACGCGACGTTGGGGTCGGTGTAGACCGGGAAGTCGAGCAGGAACGACGGCTCGCGGTAGTTCGCGATGCCGCCGGTCACCGACGACTGCCACAGCGGGGCACCCTCGGTGCCGCCGGCCCCGTCACGGAGCTTGCGGAGGGTACCGGCGGTGGACCGGTTCATGAGCCAGCCCGCCGACCCGTTCATCACGTACTCGTCGGCGACCTTGTGGACGAGGTCGATGAGGTTGTTGTACGTGGCGGTGACGAGGGTGCCACCGGTCGCGATGGACCCGTAGCCGGCGGTCATGAGGCCCTGCGGTTCACCGGAACCGCCGCCTGTGACGAGCGCCGTGTCGATGACCCGGCCGAGAGCACGACCGATGTCGCGGGCGACGAACCCGGCGAGGTCGAACGACGTGTCCTCGAGGGCGGTGTTCGACACCCTGACGATCTGGCCGTACCGGTACGAGCTGAGGCTGATCTTGTCGAAGGCGGGGTCGGTCCCTGCGATCACGGTGCCCTGGCCGGAGACCTGCGTCGCGATCGCGTGGGCGGTGAGCTTCGGGAACTCCATCGGATTGCCGGTGGGGCCCGTGTCGATCTTCGTCGTCGGGGCGCGGAACATGGCGATCGAGTTCTCGAGGTACTCGTAGAGCGTGACGGCCATGTCGGTGGGGACAGCGGAGCCGATCGACCCGGTGTCGGTGAGGAGCGCGTTGCGGAGCTCGGGGATGCCGAGCCCTTCCCGCAGGTTGTCCCGGAGCTTCATCACGGCGTGGAAGCCCGAAACCTCGAACTCCTTGCCGGCGTCGGGGTCGCGGAGCCACGCGGACAGCCGCTCGTTCTCCGAACGGTTGGCCTGCTCCATGCGACGACCGCCGAACACGTGCTCGGCGGTGTCGCGCAGCTCGGCCGAGGACTGCTCCCGGCGCTCACGCTCCGTGAACTTGCGGATGTCCGCTTCGAGGTCGTCGAGGGTGGCCTGGATGCGGGCCTCCTTCTCGTTCTCCTCGGCGGTCATCGGCTGCCCGGGGTGGGCGGCGTAGCACTCGTCGATGTGGTCATTGAGGGCCTTGAGGGCCTTGGCGTGCTCGGTCTTGAGCGCGACGACATGATCCATGACGGTCATGGCGTTCTCCTTCTGGAAGATGAAGTAGGGGGGGGTCGCTCAGGTGAGGGCGCGGAGCGCGATGGCGCGCTTGGCGGCGGCCCGCTTCTTCTCGGTCCACCACTCGTCGACCACGGGGTCGGCGGTGTCCTCACTGGCGTTGAGCAGGTCCACCAGCCGGCCGAAACGGTCGTGGAGCCCGACCAGGCCCTCACGGTTCACGTTCGACAGGGGCTTGCCTGCGTCGGCACGGAGGGCGACCACCCTGTCCGCGCTCGCGACGACCAGGTCCACCGCGTCCACGGCAGCCTGGATCTCGTCGATCAATGCCCGCGCCGGCCGTTCGGCGGCGGCAGCGGGCTCGTTCTTGGTGGGCTCGTACACCTCGTCTGCGAGCCCTGCGGCGACCGCGTCCTCCGCGGTCATCCACGTCTCAGCGTCCATCAGGGCACGGAACCCGTCAGCGTCCTTCCCCGACGCGTTCGCGTAGATCGAAGCGATGACAGCGTCCTGCTGGGCGAGAACAGCTGCCATCTCCGTGTGATCGTTCCGGTCCCCCACGGTCAAGCCCCACGCGTTGTGGATCATCATCTGCGACCCGGACGTCATGAGCCGGGTGTCACCGGCCTGGGCGATCACCGACGCGATCGACGCCGCGATCCCATCCACCCTCGTGGTGACGTGGGCGGGGTGGTTGCGGAGCGTGTTGTAGATCGCGATGCCGTCCCACACGTCACCGCCGGGCGAGTTGATCTCCACCCGGATCTTCGGGGCGGTGATCTGGTCGAGGTCCGCCGCGAAGTCCAGGGCGTTCACACCCAACCACCAGATCTCGTCGTAGATACGCACGACCGCCTCGTCCCCCGCGGCGTTCTGGATCGAATAGCCCGCCTCGCGGGGTGGGGCGTCGTGGCCCTTGGCCTTCTCCCGGAGGTCGGCGATGACCTCCGGGAGTCGGGCCTTGAACCTGGTGCGCAGATCGTCGAGAGCGGTCATGCGGGGACCTCCGGGGGTTCATCCCCGCCAGGAAGCGGGGGCCAGTCCTCAAACGCGCGGGCCTCGTTCGGGAGCAGGAAGCGGTTCTGGATGCCAGTCGCGTACGACTGCATCCGGGTGTTCATGTCCCCCCGCAGGAGCCCGTTCACGTTGACCTTCACGTACTGCTTGCCGGGCAGCATCGACGACCAGAACTTCTCGAACCGGACGATCCACGGAAGCCACGACGTCTGCACCTTCCGGGTGTTGCGCTGCTCCTGGTTCGTGTAGGTGAGCGACTGCCCTTCCACGCCGATCCCCATCTCCGGGGGGTCGATGAGAAACATCTGCGATGCGATCTCCGCCGCAGTGAAACGCCGCGTCTCGAGGAACTGCGCCTGCTCGTTCGTCACGCCGGTCGACTTCCACACCGCCCCGCCGTCGAGGACACCAGGAAGCCCGGACTTCGACTTCCCGCCGTGCTTCTTCGCCCACGCACGGGCGACGTTCCGGGCCTTCTCCGGGGTCAGCTCACCCGGGATCTCGATCACACCCGACGGTGACGCGTCCTGGGCGAAGAACCTCGCCCCGTACTCCTGGGCGGACATGCCCTGCCCGATGGTCTGGCGGGCCGCCTCAACCGGCGACATCCCCACCAGCGCACCCGGCCACATCAAACCCTTCACGTGGCACACATCGAACGAATCGAACGTCTTGCCGTCCACGTCGTACACGATCCGGCTGTTCGCCTTCCGGACCGAAACCTTCTCCGGGTCGATCGGGATCACCTGCTCCAACTGGCGGCCCCGATACACCGGAAACCCGTAGAAGTTCCCCGTCAGCAGCAACGACGTGAAGAACTGCGTCGACCACTCCAACAGGCTCAAACCCGGCGAAGGTTCGGCGAGAACCTGCGGCAAATCGACCTCAACCGTCGAAGAATCCGGCTGCTTCCGGTACACATCTACCGGAAGGGTCGAGATCCCATCGGCGATGAACCGGACACACCCGTACACCGTCAGAAGCTGAGTCGACGTCGACTCCGTGACCGACTGACCGGCCCACGTCTCCTTCGGAGTCCCCCCCCAATCACCCCAATCCGTGATCGCCACCGGCCGGCCCCCAGCGAGGGCACGCAACACCGTCACGAACCGGCCTCGAGCTCATACGCCTTCAACACCAACGCCACACCCGCCGCACCGAGAGCGCCAGCCCGGCCCCACACGTCACCAAACGCAGCGA